CCGCTTTGATCACCGCCGCCAGTGGCATCGCTACCGCGCCGGTCGCCAGCGTCAGTGGTGTTTCGATGATCGTGCCTTTCGCCATTTGCAGCAGATTGTCTTTCGGGGGGTCTGGCTGCTGCGCACGTAAACGCATCGCACGCTCAGTTTCCGGAGTGGCGTACTCGTTTGGAATCTGAGAGACACGGCTGCCGCTTTGATCGGGTAAGCCGCGAATATAGTTAGCGAGTGTCTTTGCTGCGTTGACGTCGCCCGCTTTGTCGGCCTTGATCAGCGCCTCGTACAGACGCTCTCTATTCATCACATCAGTCATCTCGGCCTCAGTATTTCCTCAAGATGTCCTGAATCGCCTTTGGGTGCCCGCTAAATGGGTTGTCAGCAAATGCCCCTGATGAATTCGTCGGTAGGCCGCTCATATCATCCACCCCCGGCATCGGCTGAAGGTCAGGCACGGTCACATCCCTCAGCGCACGCCCGGCGCGTGGCCTCAACGACTCAATGAAACTGCGCGCGCTGCGCATCTTCTGCTGCAGTGTTTTATCGCTATCCGTTAGCGTCGGGGTGAATTGATTAATCTTCTGACGGTACTCGGTCATGTTGTAACCAGCACCGGTGGCAGCACGTAGCGCCGCCTCGCTCAGCGCAGAGGCCGCTGTGTAAAACTGCTGACGAGGGCTAGAGCGCAGCACGTTCGCGGTGCCCTCCATACCAAGACCGGACGCCATCGATTCAAAAAGTCCCGGGCTGAGCACATCCTTTTTCTGATTAACCGCTCTGCTCATGTTGTTGTAGGCATCGACGGCCTGAATGTACCAACCCGCTGCCTTGCGCTCATCCTCGGTCGGGGCTTTTCCTTGCGCAGCGTTTTCTCTCGCGATCTCGATGTTTTGTCTCGCGCGGTCATCGGTGAGGTTCTGACCACGTATCGTTACATTGCGATTTGCGGTGTCATTGAATTTTTGCCAGTTGAACTTGTCGCTGTTGAAGGATTTTTCCCAGTCGAATTTTTCTTGGTTCAGCCGCTGATCAATCCCTTTCTGCTCGCGCTGTATCTGTTCATTGATTGTCATCGCCTGATTCACCCGGCGCTGGATGTCATTGGGGTTAAACATCAGCGGTAGCCGGTTCGCCGCCTCTGCACCGTACTGCTGAGCGACCGCGTTGCGCGCGGCGTCGTAGCTGGACTGGTCTTTCACGCCGTACATCAGGCTGGCGATACCACCGACTAATTTGCCGGTGTTATCCAGCTCGATTTTTCTGGTCTCAAGCTGCGCCTTGTCCTGCTCGCTCAGCAGCTTTTGCGCTGCCGGGATTCTTGAGCCAAGGTTGGCCCCGGCCATGCCGCTGAATAATTTGTTTCGATCTAATCTGCCCTGCTCGTCATATGCCTGACCGTAGATTCGGTTGAGATTAGACTCGTCCGCAATCGCACGCTGTCGCTCCTGTAGCGCCAGCGCGTTGATCGCGTTCTGCTGCTGCATGCCCTGTAGCTGCTGCATCTTCGCAAATGCATTGACCGGGCTCTGTACTTCCATCGGCTGCACGCCGAGCGGAATGGATGCATCAATCGCCATTACTCAATCCCCCATCCGCCATTCGCGATGGCTGTCGGCGCGTACCTGTCGTAGCGCGAGGTATCGCCGTAGCCCGCGCCGAGCGCGTTCACCCATGACGGCTGATTGCGCGACTGATTAAAAGCGTTCAGCATGGACTGGTCTTGCAGCGCGCCGAACGCGCCGCCGATGCCACGGTTCCACGCATTCGCCTGACCTACGTAACCCGCTGCGCGCGCATTGCCCATCTGCGTCTGCAAATTCGCGACGTTGTTGGCCATGGCACTACCCGCAGCGCCGACCTGATTGGTCGCGTTCTGCCCAACACCGGCGAGTGCAGCTAAGCGATTAAATGAGTTGTTGAATTCGTTGGATGCGTAGTCCTGGTTGAAGCGAGACAGTGCTTTAAGGGTTGCACCGGATAGCTGCCCGCTGCCAGCGGCGGCGCTGCGGTTGATTCCCTTCTCGCCCTCACCCAGTCGGAACTGATAGCTCGGGTCTTCCTGCATCAGCTGCTGCGGATTGAACGACGCATTGCTGGTCCATGGTGCCGCTGTCGCTGTTGCTGCACCTGTCGCTGGCATCGGCGATGGGTTATTTACCCTCAGCCCCATGCGTGCGCGCATCGCATCGAGCGCGGAGTAACCAACATCACGGTACGGTGCCTGATCCGCGCGCGTGGTGTCGTACATGTAGCGCTGCGTGGCATTGGCCTCGCGACCCGATTGCAGCTGCGCATCAGCGGCGTCACCAGCGGCATCTGCGGCCATCGCGCCGCCGACGATGCTGGCACCGGCACCGATCAGTCCGATCGCGCCTGCGCTAAGTCCGAGTGACATATCAAGCCCCCTCTTCAATCATCATGCTGCTATCCTCCAGCGCCAGCTCGATCTGATCGTGCGTATCACAGACAATCATTGCTTCGAGCGTCTCGATGTCGGTCTCGTTGGTGCTAAAAATATTGGTGAACACAGTGTCCTCGTTGGCATAGCCAAGCTTCTGCAAGCCAGCGGGTGAGTGAACTAAAAATCCCGTGCGCACGCGCATCGCACCGCTTTCGGTGAGCACCGCGATGTCGCCCTGCTCAACCACGTTGACGCAGCCAAGCTTATGCACACGCCCGACGATCAGCGTGCCCTTTGGTATCAGCAGCCGCCGGATGTAGAGACCATCACCAAACTCATGCTCGACGGGTAAGTCACAACGCCCGCAAAGCGCCAGTAGACGCTCGCCAATTTTTTGAATGCGCGCACGTAGCAGGAGCGGATCGGTACCGTCGAACCGAAACGCCACACCGCCATCACGCTCGATCTGCAGCAGACCCTCGACCGGCAGTGTCTCGCCATGTATCTGCATGCCGAGGTTACCGGCAGCGACCAGATCAGAACCGCTCATAAATCGTGAAGACTTGTTTGCCGCGCGGGATCATGGCGTCGATACCCATCACCGGCGGCACAAAATTGCGTCGTTTAAGATCAGCCTTGCTGCTCTTGGCCAGCTCGATCACAGCGACATTTGCGGTGCCGTACTCCAGCATCAGCTCCTGCGCTAATGCGTAGCGCAGCGCGCGCTCGTAGCCGGGTGGTAGCGAGATCACGCTGGTGAGTGATGGCAGCTGCGTGAGCGGCTTGAGTGACTCGATGTAGAGCACCTGTGCGCCTGAATCCGGCGCGCACCAGATACGGATTTTTCCGAGCGGGTAGCTCGGCTCGTAGTAGAGCACGCTGGGTATGCTGCCGGTCAGGCTCTTGAGCGAGATCGAGTCGTACTGCTGATACGTCCACAGATCAAGCGGGAAATCCACGCCGTTGAGCCGGGTGAAGGCGAACATAATCGTCTCAGGCCGCACGGTGTTGAAATTGCCACCGATACCAATGCTGTACTCGGCCTGTCCCGAGATCAGGCTAAATTGCTCTTTGGTCGTGACGTAGATCATCAGGTTTTCATTCGACCAGCTGGCGATCACATCATTCAGCGCATCGAGCGCGTCTTGTGCCTGTGAGGCGCTCGCGGTCTCGCCATCGCCGAGCACATTAATCGTGCGCAGCGCGCGTTGGATGATGTCCAGTGCGGTGGCCATTCAGATCCTCTAAAAAAAATCCCCCGCACGAAGCGGGGGAGATTTCATCGCCAAGTCAGTGATTAGCTGATCTGGTTCGCGATGCGACACGCGAGCTGCGGACGGATGGTCTTGTAGCCATACAAGACGTCAATACGGCAAGGGAAGCTGCGGTCGTTGATTACAAATTGCCGCACGCAGGCCATACTAATCCCGTCCATCACCTCACGCGCTGCAAAGTCCACACCCTGCGGCTGCACCAGATCGGCCGTCACAAAAGTGAAGCTGTCCCGGTGATACGCGAGCGAGGTTGAGTACGGTGTGCTCGCAGTACCGGCAACGCTGATCGCAGCAGCAGCAGCTGGTGCAGCGGTGACGTTTTGCAGCGCGCCGGTGGTGACCCATGCTGGCGAGACTGTGATCGAGGTGGTGTTCGGCGCGCCGGTGGCGGCTGTCACCACGAACTGCTGCAAGATACCGGTGTTAGCTTTGGTTTCTGGATGCACACGATTGACACCAGCGATGGTGATCACATCACCGACCACGATCTGACCCGTACCAGCAACAGTGATGACGCTATTACCAGTGACGCTGCTGACGGTGAAGCCAGTTGCCGAGCCGCGTGCGTGCGGTGTGATCAGCGTGTTTTGCGTTACCTCGAAACCTGCGGTGCGACCCATGTAGCCGTCACGGTACTGCTTCGCGATGGTCGTGGTGTCGTTGAACAGGCCAGATACCGAGCTGACAAATGCCGCATTATCAGCAGGCGATAGCAAAGCAGTTCGATCACCCATCGGTGTCAGTTCTTCAGTCAGCTTGCGACCCGCTTGCAGCGCCGCTGATAAGTTCATCGGGTTGCCGGTGTTGTTGACCTGATTGTAGACATCGTTCTTCATCGTCAATGCATCGGCCTCGATGTTCGCGGCCAGCACTGCCATCGCAGGCTCGAGAATGCGCTTGCTGAAATCATCGAGCGAGAGTGTGAGTTCCTGGGAAGTGAACGAGAGATCGACACCCTTCACCTTCGCCACCTGTAGCGTGACTGAATTTTCAATAGTGTCCTGAATCGACATCGTGACACCGTCGCGGACGGTGTACTGGTTCGGCAGACGAATCTTCAGTGAGTCACCAATCTTCGCGCCTTCGCGCGCAAATGAGTCATCGTACTGGCGGTTGATCGAGCCGATAAAGTTGCACTTCTGGTGCAGGATGCGCAAAGCCTCGCGCGTGACCATGGTGGGGGTAAGGATTGTATTTGCCATGATGGTTTACCTCTTTCCAAAAATTTGTGCGTTCCGTCGCCGCATCCACTCATCAGGTGACAATTCATCGCTCAGATCACTGCTCGGTGCTTTGCCCTGCAACGGTTG